CCTACCGAGCCAAGACGGAGCGTCGATTCAAGAAATATTATCTGCGCTTTGAGCAGTTGTTCATTTCCATCCCTGCGGAAATAAAAACGCAGATTGTGATGGGCATCAAAAACAGGATGTTCGGCGAGGGTCTGCTCATGGAAAGTATCACTTTCGATGATTGGATTCGCCATATCAAAAAGAAATACTGAGAGGAGGATTTTTTATGGGCTTTACAACTTCGGCAGCCACTACCATTCTGCGAGATAAAATCAAGGATTGTTATGTGGGACTGTCCACAACTACCCCCACGGCGGCAGGCGGTAACTTCAGCGAACCTTCTGCCTCCACGGGTTATGAACGAGCATCTATCGGCAATCTGAACACCACCATTTCTGCCCAGGTAGCAAACGATGCCATCATCTTTTTCAACGAAACCCTGGGTAGCTACGGCACCATCACTTACTTCGGTCTTTTTACTAGCAAGACTGGTGGCACTCCGTTCTTTGTGGGTGAACTGACCGACCCTTTGACTATCGACACGGGCTATGTGCCTATCTTCCGAGCCGAGAACCTTATCATCGGTCTGGACAAGGCTGCGTTGTCCACCTACTAAGTGAAAGGAGGAAAAGCTATGGATCTTAGCACAATTGCAGCAACGATCACCGCACTTGGCGTTATTGCCGGTGCCATCTTTGCAATTTACAAATGGTTTCTTAAGCAAGAAAAGCAGGATAAGGATATCAAGGCCATCAAGGAAGAACAGACCATCCTTGTTCACGGTATCCTCGCTTGCTTGAAAGGCCTTAAGGAACAAGGTTGCAACGGTCCCGTCACGGATGCCATTAACCAAATCGAGAAGCACATCAACAAACAAGCACACAAATAAAGGAGGAAACTATTATGACTGATTTTACTGTAATCCCTGCACTGGTGGCCATCGTGTACACCATCATCGACATCACCAAAACCGCAATGGGCGGTGATGAGAAGTTCAAGCGTTTCATTCCGCTGATCGCCTGCATCCTTGGCGGCATCTGCGGTGTGGTAGCGTTCTACTTCGTTCCCGGCACTATGGGTACGGAAAACCTGCTCGTTGCCATTATTGTCGGTGCTGCCAGCGGTCTGTCTGCAACCGGCACCAACCAGGTGGCAAAGCAACTCACCAAGGTATCCAAGAAGGAGGTAACGGACAATGAATCTGCATAAATTAATTTTCACCCAAAACGCCTGCTATAAGGCAGGTCGCAAAATCACCGTCAAGGGCATCATGGTTCACTCCACCGGTGCCAACAACCCCACGCTCAAGCGTTATGTTGGCCCCAACGATGGTCTGCTCGGTGAGAACCAGTACGGCAATCATTGGAACACCTACCATCCCGGTGGCCGTGAGGTCTGCGTTCACGCCTTCATCGGCAAGCTGGCAGACGGGACGATTGCCACATATCAGACTCTCCCTTGGGACCATCGTGGATGGCACGCCGGAGGCTCTGCAAACAATACGCACATTGGTTTTGAAATCTGCGAGGATGACACTACCGATGGTGCGTATTTTTTGAAGGTTTATAACGAGGCTGTGGAACTGTGCGCCTACCTCTGCAAGCTGTACGGCTTGACGGAAAAGAACATCATCTGCCACTCCGAGGGCTATAAGCAGGGTGTGGCATCCAACCACGGTGACGTTATGCACTGGTTCCCGAAGCAAGGCAAGAGCATGGACACCTTCCGCAAGGATGTCAAGGCTCTGCTTGATGCCGACAAGCAGGAGGAAAAGCCCGCCGATCCTCCCAAGGAAGAAACCAAAACCTATCCTGCCAAGCTGACCTCCGGCTATTACCGGGTGCGTAAGTCCTGGGCTGATAAGAAGTCCCAGGTTGGTGCTTACCGCATCCTTGCCAACGCAAAGGCGGCAGCGGACAAGAACCCCGGCACCTTCGTTTTCACAGATGATGGTGTCGCTATCTATCCTACAGAGGACAAACCCGCCACGGAGGCGACCTATCGTGTTCATACCGTGGTTAAGGGTGACACCCTTTGGGATATTGCCAAGAAGTATCTCGGCAACGGCTCCCGTTACCCGGAAATCAAGGAACTGAACGATCTCAAGTCCAATGTCATATACAGCGGTTGGAAGCTGAAGATCCCCAACTAAGCACGAAGCCCCACCATACATCGGCCATAGCAGCCTTTGTGTGGTGGGGCTTTTTTTATTCGTTTATAAGTTCTTTCATCGTCAAGCGTACCAGTTCGGCCTTAACAATGATGCCGATCCCATCAAATACGACCTCGACACCGTCTCCGTTTGTTAGAGAGATTTCGTATATTACTCTCAGTTGGGCGTCATAGTTCATTTGCAGTTCAACCGATCCTTCAAACACCAACGTGTAGATTTTGTGTTCGGGATCTTCATAATGGTGGAAAGCAATGGAAGTGCAGTCCGAATCGTGGGAGATATGCTCGATTGTACCATCGTGGAAGGCATCTCGCGCCTCAATCGCAGCCACAATACTTTGGTAATCATCTATGGTTGTAAACTGTGTGGTCTTTCCACGAACAGTAAATTGTTCCGTTTTTATCATTGCTTCACACCCTCTTTGCGATTTTAGTTTTCCAATCGAATATTACTGATCGGATACATAACTGATTTATTATAACACAAATCTATGTATTTTTCAATAATCTGCCAATTAAAAGGGGGTTGACATTTTTCCCAAGTAGGTAGAAGGAACGGATTCCTTCGGAACGGAGGACTCTTTATGACTGACCTACAGAAGGAAAAAATCAAGGCTATGCGTCAGCAGAACGCTACCTATACGACGATATCGGCCGCCCTGGGTATCCCGGTCAACACCATCAAAACATTCTGCCGTAGGAGTGGTTTGACAACAGGCACAGTAAAGGAAAAGCCTGTCTGTAAAAACTGCGGATCGGAACTGACCAACACGGCAGGAGCAAAACCGCGCCTCTTCTGCTCCGATCACTGCAAGCAGACCTGGTGGAACAAGCACCGCAGAGAACGGAGCAGCACTAAAATGATCCCGCACATCTGTCTCTCTTGCGGAAAGCCCTTCACGGACTACAGTGGTGCAAACCGAAAATACTGCTCCCAGGAGTGTTACCGAGAAAGGGGCGTTCATGATGGACACTAAGACCTTTGATGCCCTCTTGGGATATAAGTCCGCTATGACGCAGGCTCGACTGATGCAGACCAACGGGCTAATCACCGCTGAAGAATATGCCATAATAGAGACAAAAATGTGCGCCAATTATGGTATCAATTTCGGCAGTTTATATCGGGATATTGACTGGATAAATACCCCCTTTGACGGTAATATGAATGCTGAAAAGGAGGTGGTATAATGCCAAAAACAGTAACAAAAATCAACTATTTGCCCAGGCTTGAAACCAAGAAAAAGGTTGCTGCCTATGCTCGTGTCTCGTCCGGCAAGGATGCAATGCTCCATTCCTTGTCTGCCCAGGTCAGCTACTACAACGCATTGATACAGCAAGAGGACGGATGGCAGTTCGTCGGTGTTTACACGGATGAAGCTGTCACGGGCACCAAGGAAAATCGTGCGGATTTCCAAAGGCTGCTCGATGACTGCCGTGCAGGAAAAGTTGATATGATTATTACCAAGTCCATCTCCCGCTTTGCCCGCAATACAGTGACGCTCCTTGAGACCGTCCGTATGCTGAAAGCGTTGGAGGTGGACGTTTATTTTGAGGAGCAAAACATCCACACAATGAGCGCCGATGGTGAATTGATGCTGACTATTCTCGCATCTTATGCCCAGGAGGAAAGCCGATCCGCAAGCGAAAACCAAAAGTGGCGCATCAAAAAGAACTTTGAGGAAGGACTACCCTGGAATGCCACCATTTTCGGTTATCGCCTTATCAAGGGTAGATACGAAATTATGCCGGGAGAAGCCGCCCTTGTGAAGCGGATCTTTGCTGAATACCTGGCAGGCACCGGGGTTGCCCTAATCGCAAAAAGGCTTGATGCGGACGGGGTTAAACCCCCACGTGGTGAGCATTGGCATCAGAACTCAATACAGACGATCCTTCGCAACTACAACTACACAGGAAATCTCATCCTTCAGAAAACCTTCCGTGAGAACCACATCACCAAAAAGACACTCATCAACGAGGGGCAGTTACCCAAATACCACGCTGAAGGAACGCATGAAGCCATTATTGATGTAGAGACCTTTATGGCAGTGCAAGCGGAAATACCCCGCCGAGCCGAGCAATTCAAGCCCAAGGATGTAACCTTTAAGAGATACCCTTACAGCAGTAAGATCGTCTGCGCCAAGTGCGGAAAGAGTTACCGCCGAAAGGTCACCAAAACGCAGGTGGTTTGGATCTGCGCCACCTTCAACACCAGGGGGAAGGCTTATTGTGCATCCAAGCAGATTCCAGAAACAGTCCTGGATACCTTTCTCGCAGAAATCCCCGGTGGCATTGATGCTGTTGAAACCATAACCGCTAATGACAACAACACGCTCCATTTCAAGCTAAAAGACGGTTCGGTACTGACCCGCACATGGAAAGACCGCTCCAGGTCAGCATCCTGGACTGCCGAAAAACGGGAGCGGGCAAGAGAAAGAGCCAATGAAAGGAGTCAAGCACAATGGCAAAACAGATAACCGTTATCCCTGCCACAAGGGATAAATTTACCGCATTGCCGACTGCTTCAATTAAGAGACGGCGCGTTGCAGCCTACGCTCGTGTGTCTACCGACAGCGAAGAACAGTTCACTAGCTACGAGGCGCAAATCGACTACTACACCAATTACATCAAAAAGCGCGAGGATTGGGAGTTCGTAAAGGTATATACGGACGAGGGTATCTCCGGCACCAACACCAAGCGTCGTGACGGCTTCAACGAAATGGTGGCCGATGCCCTCGCAGGCAAAATTGACCTCATCATCACCAAGTCGGTCAGCCGATTTGCCCGTAACACGGTGGACAGCCTTACCACAGTCCGAAAGCTGAAGGACAAGGGCGTTGAGGTCTACTTTGAAAAAGAGAACATTTATACCTTTGATGGCAAGGGCGAGTTGCTAATCACCATCATGTCAAGCCTTGCCCAGGAAGAAAGCCGGAGCATTTCCGAAAATGTCACCTGGGGTCAGCGGAAACGCTTCGCCGATGGTAAGGTCACCATGCCGTTCAAGCATTTCCTCGGTTATGACCGGGGCGATAACGGTCAACCCGTCATCAATGAGGAAGAAGCCAAGGTCGTGCGGTTGATTTATCACCTGTTCCTGCAAGGCAAAACTCCGGCAGGCATCTGCAAGCACCTTATGGAGCGTGGCATTCCAACACCGAGCGGTAAGAAGAAATGGAGTCAGACCACGGTGATGAGCATCCTGCAGAACGAGAAGTACAAAGGCGATGCCTTGCTGCAGAAAAAATTCACGGTGGATTTCCTCACCAAAAAGCAAAAGGTCAACGAGGGCGAGGTTCCACAGTACTATGTTGAGGGCAGCCATCCGGCAATCATCGTTGCATCGGACTTCGATGCGGTACAGGATGAGATTGCCCGCCGACAGGGCTTGGGGCGCTCCTACAGCGGAACGAGCATCTTTGCCAGCAAGCTGATTTGCGGTGATTGCGGTGGCTTATATGGGCAAAAAGTGTGGCACTCCACGGATGCTTACCGCAGGGTGATTTGGAGATGCAACGGCAAATTCAAGGGTGAGGCAAAATGCGAGACCCCCACCTTGGATACCGAAACCATCCAACAGATGTTCCTTACAGCCTACAATCAACTGACGGGCACCCGTGAACAGCTTCTCCGCGACTGCGAAACAATGCGGTCGGTTTTGAATAACTGCACAGCCCTGGATGCCGAGATCGACAGCCTCAACGAGGAAATCCAGGTGGTTGCCGGACTGGTCAGCCAATGCATAAAGGAGAATGCCACCACGGAACAGTCCCAAGAGGAGTACACCAGGAAATACAACCGCCTCGTCAAGCGGTACGAAAAAGCAACGGCTCGGCTGAAGGTGGTAACAGAGGAACGGGAACGCAGGATGCAGCGAGATCGAGAACTTCGGACATTCATCGGCTCAATAGAAAAACAACCCCTCGTCCTCGAAACCTGGGACGAAGGGTTATGGATTACATTATTGGATACGGCCACGGTACACAGCAACAATAGCATTACCTTCCTCTTCAAGAACGGAACAGAAATAGCGATCCCCGTATGAGCATTATTGCCTCGCTGCCCTTCGTGGGTGGCGAGGTTTTGCTATACGCAAACAGCACCCCATAGTGGAGTGCAGATGCGCCTTGGTGGCCGTCTCTAGTTTATTTTGTTATTTTGTAATTTCTAAGTATACGCTTTAATGCCCGCATACTCTCTAAAAGTATGCGGCTTTCCTCTTGCGAACAGTCAAACAGAATATCCATTTCTTCCTCTGTTCCGTCTGCGCTTGAGGACAGAAGGTTTCCGGCAAGCAAATCATCTGCGGATACATTTAGTGCGTTTGCAATTTTCAGTATCATCTCCAGGCTCGGCGCACATTCTCCACGTTCGATGTTGCTGATATAAACCCTGCTTGTTTCGGCTTGCTCGGCGAGTTCTTCTTGGGACAGACCACACTGTTTTCTGTGGTGACGAACCCTGGCTCCGATGCTTTCACAGTCCATCATTATCATACCTCCTTTAGAAGGCCATCCAAGGTGGTCGTATATTACCTCTGAGTTGAAACTATATCAACGCTGTATATGTTAACTATGCAAGGTGACAATGCAAAAACCTACCCGGCACTTTGCACCCTTGCCACTTTGTAATCCAGCACTTTACATTATACCAAAAGTGTAATCTGTGGTTTATGGTAACGCGGAACGTTGCAATTTATAATAATGCGTGTTAGTTCCAATTTTGCTGTATACAGGTAATCTAGTTCAACTGAAAGGATTCAACAATGCTTGATTTATGTGGCGGACAATTAAAGCTGTATAGCAGTGTAACGGAAACCCCGGTTGACTGGCTGTGGTATCCGTATATCCCGTTTGGGAAAATCACCTTAATACAAGGCGATCCAGGGTGTGGTAAATCCACCCTAATGATGAACATTATCTCGGCTGTGTCAAATGGTAGCGTGGCGCCGGACGGCAGAAAGCTAAAGAAACCGATGCACGTTATTTATCAATGCTCGGAAGATGGCCTGAGCGATACCATTAAGCCCCGCCTCATTGCTGCCGGTGCAGACTGTGCAAATGTTGCCTTCTTGGATGAGGAAATAAACTGGGTCACTTTGAACGATGACTCAGTCCGCAGGGCTATTGCAGACTTCAACGCAAAATTGCTCGTGATAGATCCGATCCAGGCATATCTTGGAGAATCGGACATTGCCAGTGCCTCCGGGATGAGAAAAGTGTTACGACAGCTTTCCTTGTGGGCGGCAATGTACGATTGTGCGGTCGTATTGATTGGGCATCTAAATAAGAAGCAAAGTTCCAAAGAACTATACCGTAGCCTGGGTAGCATTGACCTGGTTGCTGCAGCAAGAAGCGTAATCCAGGTTGAGCATCTGCAGGACGATGCTGTATCCGTTGTTCATCATGTGAAAAGTAGCCTTTCTCCGAAAGGAAGAGATCTATTCTTCTCCATCGATTCATCACGAAAACTTGAGTGGTTGGACATCGAACCCGACAAGTATTTCAGTTCGGAGGAATCTTATGAGATACAAGAAAAAACGACAAAACAAGCACGAGCCGCAGATATCCTGCGAGTAATACTGGCAGATGGACCGGTGGCTGTTGCAGAAATCCGCACCCTTTTCAACAAAGAGGGTATCAGCGAAAGGACAATAATGAGTACCAAAAAGCAAATGGGCATCAAGTCCATTAAGCGAGATGGAGCATGGTACTGGCTAATTCCGAAAGCACCAGAAAATATGTAAGAGGACGGTCATATGGCAAACAACCAATCAAGGGAGCATCTTCGGCGTGTTTATCAAAGGGTCGATGACAGCAATAAAACATTTATACCCGCAAAACCAAAGGCAGACTTATATGGTGAAGGTCATGTATACCGGGTCTGCGCCTATTGCCGTGTTTCCACCGACAATGACGAGCAATTATCCTCGTTTGAATTACAGCAGGAGCATTACCGTCAGCTTGTTGAGGATCACCCCAATTGGGACCTAAGGCATATATACGCCGATGAGGGTATCTCCGGCACATCATTGAAGAACAGAGATCAGTTTAATGAGATGATTGCGGAGTGCCAACGCGGAAAATATGACCTCATCATCACCAAAAGTGTATCCCGTTTTGCCAGAAACCTGGTGGACTGCATCTCACTCATTCGTATGCTGAAAGGTCTGACTCCACCAGTGGGTGTCTTTTTTGAAACGGACAACCTGTATACACTCTCCGAGAACACGGAGTTCATGCTTTCGTTTCTTGCCACCTTCGCTCAAGAGGAGTCCGTCAAAAAGAGTGAGGCTATGAACTGGTCTCTTCAGCAGCGGTTTAAGGATGGCAAATTGCTGACTCCGGCACCGCTTGGGTATGATCGACCGAAAGATGTGACGGGGCGGTACATCAAATACGCTCCCCTCGAAGTAAACGAAAACGAGGCTCGTGTGGTTCGCTTCATCTTTGAGGCTTATCTTGCAGGATGGTCACAGGAGCAAATTGCCGCATTGCTGACCGATGTCGGATGCGAAACCAAGTCTGGTGGAACGGAATGGAATAGCGGTTCGGTGGGCTATATCCTTACCAACGAGCGGTATTGCGGTAGCGTGCTTACCTGGAAAACCTTCACGGCAGACCTCTACGAACATAAGCACCGCAGAAACAATCAAGACCGCGATCAGTATTTATATACGGATCATCACGAAGCAATTGTTTCCGTAGAAACCTTTGAGGCTGTGCAGGTACTCTTGGAAAACCGCAAGCACCATATGCGTGGCGGGTTACCCCAACTCCACGTTATTGATGAAGGAATCTTCAGAGGCTTTATTCCTATTAACCACCATTGGGTCAATGAAGACCCCGGCACATACTACGATATATCAAACAGCGTCCGACAGCCAACCCGAATGAAAAGTATTCGGAAGGCTGCCTTTAGCGCTTTTGACCTTGATGGCTACCAGGTCGTGCGTAGCCAGTTTCTTCAGCTTCGCTATGAGGGGCCGGTCATCAACATTTCAAATGAGCGTATTTCCTTCAATAAATTCTGCGCCCAGAAATTTGATAATGTCGCATACATACAGTTGCTCCTCCATCCAGTGGAGCGGCGCATTGCAATTCGCCCGTGCAAGAAAAATGACGCGCACAGCATTCGGTGGCGACCGGACCCCGAAAAACCGTTCTATTCCAAAACGCTGAACTGCCAACATTTCGGCAATGCTCTTTATAGCATCATGGAGTGGAATCCCGACTACATTTACAAAATTCGTGGTACCTGGGCGACTCGTGGCAGGGAGCAGATTATTGTTTTTAATCTGCCCAACGCTATCCCCGCCACTCTTCTTCCCGTCAAGGACGGTGAATCTTCAAGGGCAAGGCGGCGCGTTGAATTTTGTCCCGAGGAATGGGATGGGGAGTTCGGTGACGGGTTCTATGAGCATACCCTGGAAAATGGTTTTTATTATATTGCACCCAACGCTGAATGGAATTCACAGGCAAGCAGCGTTCTTGCTCCCGGCATTGAGCAATTTGCTGTCGCATCACCGGAACAGCTACAACTGTCAATCGAGAATCTTATGAGAGGAATGGACACTGACGATGGACAATAAACCAGAACATTATTTTACGAACAGTACGTTTTTAGAGGATTCGCAGGAGGACATGGAGACTCTTGTCAACCTTGCCGGCTATCAAGTTACAAAAGCGGAACTGTTCGCGCACTCTCGTGAGCCTGCGATTACCATTTGGGAGACAAGAATCAAATTCAATATGGCCTGCCTACGCAGATTTCCCGGTGTTACCCATATTCAGATTCTTATTCATCCCGAGCAAAAGAGGTTGATTATCCGTCCCTGTGATGCAGACGCTCCCGATTCCCTACGGTGGGCGCGTGGCGGTGGAGAAAAGGAATTGCAAAACCGAGACCTCCTCTGCAAAATTTTTGCTGCAAAGGTCTTTGACCTTATGGGTTGGGACCCCCAATACCGTTATAAAATGATGGGCAAGCCTGCGGTATGCGACGGTGAAATGCTGTATCTCTTTAAACTGTCCGACTTTGAGTTGTTCGTCAACGGTAAAAAATCCAAGGCTTACCTGCCTGGGGAGTGGAGAGAATATTTCGGCACGCCTGTCGAGCAACATGAGGATTCCTACAAAATCAACCTTGCCGATGGGTATATTACAACAGACAAAACATAAGGAGATAAAAAGATGAACCAAATCAGCGCAATAGAAGAAGTGTCATTAGATGGTTTTCAAATTGTTGCATCAGATATGTTTGTTCACCTTCCCAGGAAAAGTGATGCGACCTGTACTATCTGGCCAACTAAAATGTCGTTTAGCAAATTGGTACTATCTAGCCTAAATAATTGTGAGTATATTCGGATCGAAGTTAATCCGCAAACTAAGTGTCTCCTCGTTATACCGGTTACCTCATCCGACAAAAACAGCATTCGATGGATAAAGGGCACTAAAGAATTCAGTGTCCGCAACATGGAATCCCGGCGTTTTGGGGAACAGATTTATAAAACCTGGGGTTTTGATTTTGATTACAACTATCGCGCCATCGGACGTCTGGTGACCGCCAATAAAAAGGTAATGATGCTTTTTGATTTTAACGAAGCAGAAACCTGGAAGACGAAAAAGGACGGGCAATAACATGATGGAGACATACATATCCTTCTACCTCCGAAACAATCGTATTCACATATTCATAGATGCTCTGCGCGGTATTGGGAGTCCGAAATATGTATGTTTTATGATTTCCGATGACGGGAACACCTTAATTCTTTCCCCATATCGGAAAAAGGACTTTCACTCTCATCGAGTTCCGCAGGATGTATATCACGGCGTAGGCGCTCTCAATTTGACAAGCATCCGTCTGTGTCAGATTCTCACTGCCGAGTTTGGGTGGGATAACAGCAAATCCTATCGTGTGCCAGGATGGTTGGATGAGGAGAAAGGCGTGGTCGTATTCAACCTACGGGCAGCAAGTAAAATTAATTAAAAACAGACTGGCTTTCGGAATATAACGTCCGAAGGTCAGTCTGTTGCGCGTATATGGAGGGGCTAATGAAAATCATAAAAAATGCAATTCGGTGTAAACGCTGTGGTGACGAAATAGAATCAACGTACCGGCACCAATATGTTATGTGCCGCTGTGGGGCCTGCGCTGTTGATGGTGGACACGATTACCTCCGCAGATCGTTTGCTTCAATGGATTGTTTTGAGGATATCTCCGTGGTCGTTGCAACCGAGGAAGATAAGGCTAAATCAGCAGATGAAACATAGAAAAGGAGATCTTATGGGTAACAGATTCAAACACACGCTGTACACCATCGAGGACATCAAGTATATCGATGGGCAGCACAGATATGTTCGGAATGAGGATGGGACACTGTTCTCCGGCCCTTATAGAACGAAAATTAAGCCGGAGGATTTGCCGGAATGGTATTTGTACGGGCGGTATTACAAACGGTTCGGCTATATGTCTGTCAAGGGCATCACAGACATGGTCTATATTCCGAGCAGATTCAGTAACCACTATTTGAAGGATGACTGCCTTCTGATTGCCTATGGTGGAAAAATTACCGAAAAAGAAAACCCTCCTTCGTCCTCCAAATTGGAACTTTATGAGGGTTGGGATGAGCGTGTATGGGGCAACGAAATTGTCACCATCCTTTGCGGTGCACGGAAATTCTCGAAATATGATATTGCGCCATTTATTGATCAACTGAAATGGAAAAAGGAATATCTGCAAACGAAGTTCCCAGAGGAGTTTTTTCCAGAGCGTTGGGATATAGATGTCGATTTATTATTCGTTGAACCGCTGAAATGCCCGGAGTGTAACAAGTCGTTGAAAATTATGCGCTCTTCCGAATGCTCGGATGGCGGCAGCGATGTCATTGGACACTGCGTTTTCTGCCTTCAAGATTGGGAGTGGCACTGCGATAAGTGGGGTTGGGCATCCGATATGAGACGCTTTTTTCACGGCTAATCGAGGGTTTCATTTTTGGCGAGAGGGTTTCATTTTAAGTGAAACCATTTGAAACCCTATGAAACCGTATCAAAATTATCAATTGTTGCCAGCAAAAACGGCTGTTTTCGCAAGAAATCAGCCGTTTTTTCTAACTTTTTATATGTTTTTAGTGTCCATCGCTCGCGACCTGACCACATATTACATTTTCGCGTTTACCCCCATTCACCAAATATTATTTCTCGCCAAATTCAGTAATGCCGTCATTTCGGTTTATTTTTGCAATATATTTGTGTCTTTTGGGGTGACCAGAACAATTTAAATAATCCCTTTCCTTCCACCGATATTTATGTTATTATTAATAAAAATAGATAATTAGAGAGGATCGTCTTTATGCACAGCATTAAAAATATCCGTTTTAAAGGATATAAAGTTTTTCCCAGTAGTCAATATACGGAACTCCAAAATATATCTTGTGTAAATGTAATCATCGGCAAAAACAATAGCGGCAAGACCAGTCTATTAGACATTGTTGAGACTGTCTATAACCACAAGATGAAAGTCAAACCTGCTCTTGATGTAGAAGAAATTGTCCTGGACATGCCTTTTGACCGTGAAATGGTTGATAGCGTCTTTTCTGGTTATTCTGGAATAGGTTCATGGAACAGATCAAATCTTTCAGAATATGTGGACGGAAAGCTATTCCCTGTTTCTCTGAAAATTGGTGATAACCTTAGCATATCACACAGTTCATTACAGGGGCTTTCCAATCACTTAAACAGTGCTAACAGGCTACTTGCTTCCAGGAGAAGTAACTATAGATTTAGAAAAATTACAGCAGAAAGAGACATCCAACCTGAACAGGAAGGTGAAATAATACTTCACAGCAACGGCGCGGGTGCTAGTAATCTGATAGCAGCATTTTTGAATGACAGTAAGCTTGAAGAATCCATAATAGAGTACGATTTTTTGAACGCATTAAATAGCATAATGCGGCCAGAGGCAGAGTTCGAAAGTATACGAGTACAGCAAGTTATATATAATGACCAAAGAGTATGGGAAGTGTTCTTGCAAGAAAAAGGCTTTCAGCGAGTACCACTGTCAAAATCGGGTAGTGGATTAAAAACCATCGTATTAGTTCTGCTAAATCTATTAGTTATCCCTCATATTGATGAATACCGTGACAAACAATTAGTTTACGGCTTCGAAGAGTTGGAGAACAATCTTCATCCTGCTTTGCAGCGCAGATTATTTGAATACCTCTATAATTATGCAATAAGCAAGGATGTCGTACTGTTCCTGACAACTCATTCGCATATTGCAATTAACGCTTTTTACGATAAGGATGATGCATCAATTTATCATGTGATCAAAGAGAACGGAAACGCACACATCAAATGCATCGAAACCCATATTGATAAAACCGAAATTCTGGATGACCTTGATGTGAAGGCAAGCGATATCCTCCAGTCTAATGGTATTATATGGGTTGAAGGGCCTTCCGACAGGATATACATAAAACGGTGGTTGGAGATATTCACTCCTAACGAGTACGAGGAGGGTAAACATTATCAATTCCTGTATTATGGCGGACGGCTGCTATCGCAGTATTCTGCAAAAGAGGAAACTGACTTAATCAATATTATTACAACCAATAGGAACGCCGCCATTGTGATCGATAGCGACAAGCGATCTCGCTCTGCAAAACTAAACGATACCAAAAAGCGGATAATGAGCGAGTTCGATCGTTTAGGAATGTTTCACTGGGTAACCAAAGGCAAAGAAATCGAAAACTATCTGCCCAAACAAGCTATTGAATTGATGTTGAATATTAGCATACAAAACGGTTGCGAACAATATCAATTGTTCCCTGATTTTATCTCACCCCATTACAAAGGCTTTTCCAACAAGAAAGTACCTTTTGCGAATAAAATCAAAGGCTTTATCTCCTCCGATAATTCTTTAGGAATGCTTGATCTTAAAAAGCAGATAGAAACGCTTTATCAGCAGATCAAAAAGTGGAATCAATAATGGCGGAAGTTGACGCTGGTAACGTATTCCTCTTGGCAGTCTTACTGTTGTTCCCTATCATCAAAATGTACAGCCGCCGGAGGTCGCCTCCGGCGGTCTTTTCGTAAGCGTCAAAACTAACGGCGACTTGTAGTGAGCTCGTCGGTATGAAACAATACTCCCGTATAGTAGCGGATAGTATATGCGACTCGCGTATACTATCCGGGATACGGGGGTATTTTTGTGAGTCGAGAATTGCAGACAATAAACCAGCAGAACAAACTGGCCCTGTGGGCCGGACGGATCTCAGAGTGTCGCAACAGCGGTCAGAATGTAAAGACGTGGTGCCGTGAGAA